GCAGGACACGAAACGCTAATATCAAAAACAGTTCCTGTACAAGGACCAACAAACTCAAAGTTTACTACACTTGGTGATGGATTTGGTTTAGGTATAACCATAATACAATCGCCCGGTGCGCTTGAGCCAAGAGAAACATCACCCGCATTCACAGTAACTGACTGAGTATTACCCGTTGGCTGAAAAGAGCCTGCTACATAATTGAATTCGTTAAGGTTGTATGTTGAGCCTGATATACCACAGTCACTACCCTGCGCACCAATAAATGTAAAGTTATTTGCGCTTGTTGAGCCGTGATAGCCGTCAACAGGTGAACTCACTTTGTTGTATATCGTACTATCAAAAGTTGCTCTAACACCATCAGGTACTGAGCGTGGGTCAAACATCACTATAATAGCCCCTGTATCTGTAGCAGTTCCACCCACATCTAAATCAAGTAAGTATATTCCTTGTGCGCCTGACCCTGCAATAGTTCCACCACAAGGCTCTGCACAAGTGGGGCACGTTTGAGCGGGAAGAAGGCTACAATTAACCTGTTCCCTAACTATTACACCGTCTGAATAAAATCCGTCTGCGGCACACACCGTCATTGCTGCGTTGTCATACACCGCAGTTGAGTTTGATAATGTTGTTCCGTCTATATAGTATGTTGCCATAATTTTATTTTATTTATTGACAAGGTCCATTTTCAGTTACTGATAGCCCGCTCGCATCCACACTCCCTGTGCGTGCACAGAATGTTTCTGCATCATATCCACTTGCTCCACCAACTGCCATCTCAACAACTTCACCTGTATCACAATCTTCAAATGAGAATCCTATACCTGAGCCTGATGTTGTACTTACTGTGTACTCCGTACAATCAGGTGTTGGGTCAGGGTCAGGGTCAGGGTCTGTCCCCCCTCCTTCACATCCGCAGCAAGCCTCAATCATTCCTTGACCTTGACACAATTCAATAGGCGTACTATTTCTGTAATCCCAAATCATATACAACTTATCGCCTTGCACACTTGGCATACCAAACTGCGCTTGATAGAACGTATTGCCCTGACTTGGCCCTTGTATAGGGTTAGCGACATTACTTGCATTAATCAAGTCAATGATATCAGATGGTGTGTTTTGATACAATGTGTTTGTTCTTAGGTATCTAAACTTATCTGCATTGGGGTCAAAGTTAAAGTCATCTGTACCTATCTTGTTACTTCTCATAACAATAGATGCTGAATTAGCAGGTATTGCTCCACCGCCTTGTGGCCCTGTTATGGTTTCGTATTCTGAAACTATAGGACTTGTGCCTGAATCAAATTCAACCTGCTCGCTATGTAGCGGAGATACAAATCCATTATCTGTCCATCTGTATTCATTATGTATAAATAGACCGGCCTCGTTGTCACTTGTTAAAGTAACCAATATAACATCAATCTCTTGCGCCAATGGGCAGTTGACAGTAAGCGTTAAAACGCAGCTACCTGTGGATGTTATATTTATGTTTGCCTCTTCTTCTAATATCTTAGATTTGTCAAAGGTTAGTTTACCACCCGTACTTACATTGCCTGATGTGTACGTAGAGCCATCATATTCTGCCGATACGTTAAACGTGCCTGACACAGATACAACCTCATATACAATCTCTACATCCCCAACCAAATTACCTAAATTGTAACACAACTCGTATGGTTCTGTATTGGTGATGTTAATCGTAGTAGTAATACCACAATCTGCACAAGGGATGTCTTGAGGTAGTTGTTGGTTATTCGATGACAAAACAAACTCATTCATATAAGGGTCAAACCCTCCCAACTTCTGAGTCTCAAAGGATGTGTTAAACAAGTCTCTAAACCACGTTCTCATACCCAACGTTGACACTACCTGTAGTGAATCATTGTTTGGTCCTGAACCCGTTAACTGTATAACCACACCTCTTTTTGCATCAGTAAAGTATTTGTCTGCACCCCATTGAGCAAAACTCTCAGGGTTGTGCGATATACCATACTCTTCTATTCTTGCTATCTGAGTTCCCAAAACTTCAGGAGTTGATACAATAGCGTTACCCGCTCCTGCATCAGACAGTAGGTTTTTGCCTGCTAATACATAGGATATCTTATCCTCTTGCAGAACCAATATGTCTGTCTCTCTTGCGAACAGTTTCATTACAGGGCCGAAAGAAAACTCTAATGGTTTAAAGTTTGACAACCCTAAGTTGAATTCATTCAATCTGTTTATATTGGTCTCGGCATTGTATACGCCACTATAAGTAAGGTCAGCAAAGCGCAACTCCTCACCATATAGTTTTGAGTCGGTTGTTGTGGCACGGTTACCTAACACAAGTTCTTTACCGACAAGAGAGTCATTAATCTTATAACTCTCAACACCATTCCCAAATGCATAACAATTAAAGAATGCAGTTTTAACTAATGCCGGTGCTCCTGTGCCAAAGTTTTGGTTTTGAATATTTCCGAGGTGTTCCCCGTTTGGTCCTATACCAAATGATACAGAACTTTCGTACCATAAATCCGGCTCAGCATCTTGAGGGTCTGATTCAAACACAACCGTGTCTGCAGTTCTAATAACCTCAATCTCTACTTTTAATGTTGTTTTTTTCTTCCTTCCGCTATACCCCTCACTACTTCGAACGCTAAAATAATATCTACTCCCTATCTGTTGAAACGTAGAAGATATATTCCCCACACCACAGTTTTCAAACGTACCATCAATTGCATTAAATCCCGGTCCTGTTACACCTGTTCCGCCATCAGTAGCCTGAGACTCTAATGCAGATGCAATATTATCCCCAACAAACCAATCCTTGAAGTTTGGATACTCTTGTGATGCAGTAAACTTAGCCTCAACTGACCAATGCTTTGGTGGTACATTCCCAAGGAATGAATCTAAATTACCCCGTCTGTTATTGTTAATTTTTATTCTTATTCTACTACCTGCAGGAATGGTATAGTCAATAAAATTACCCGGTGTATTTGGGTCTTCTGTATCAACAGGATAGATTACCAATCTACAACCACTCCCGCTTGAAGACTTTTCTCCGTATGCAACCACAGGAAGTTCACCAACCTCTGTGCTAAAGTTGTTCGCACGAAGCTTCATATAAGTACCCGCAGGCACAGGTATAATAGTTCCCTGAGCATCAACAGGTTCTATGAAGTCAGCCATCTTAGCATCCTTCTCTAAAACCGTTGTCCAAGTACAATTATTTCTCGGACCTTGAGTATCTGTCTTTACAATCAACTCATCTCCAACCTCAACCTTTTGAGAGTTCTGCCCTTCAAGCAAGAAGTAGTCAGCACCTGATGCAGGGTCTCTAAAGAATAGGTTTGAATATATGATATTGTAATCCTTCTTGTCAGGTTTGATACAGAACTTGTATCTCGTTGCCCAACTTGGAGCAACCTGAGCAACAGGAATATTTACGTCTATAGTGTTTTTAAATTCAGATGAACTACAAGGCACGTGAACCGTGTTGTTTGGACTAACCAATGCAGTTGTCATACGGTTATATTCATCCATATAAAGGATACCAACCTCGTAACCTCTGTTACTATGTAGGCTTGATGGGTCTCCAATCTCCGCAAACTCTACATCTGCAGTTGCGATTGAATAGTATTCGTAAACCTCTTGTGTAATGTTTCCGCCTGTAGGGTCATCCACAAACTCCATAGTTGGTAATTGAAAACCAATTACATCAGAACCGGGGCTTGTGATTATAGCTATTGGTTGGTCAGGGCCTGATATACCACTTCTGTATTTGAACAATCCATTTAACTCATTTGGCACGATACAGTTAAATAAATCTGTAAACGTCTGACCGTTACAAGCATCCGCTATAATCTGTATGTTTGCTGCAGTACCTATCTTTTCTTGAAAATCAGTTGACGTAGCAAGGTCATACACACTATTAAAATCTTGTGACAGTATATACGTGAAGTCAACAGTTTGTTCTTCTGTTGTTTCAGTAGGGAATGGTGGAGTACCCGACCATTGATTGTGCGAGAATCTAAATAAAATATTTATTACCGCACCTGCTAATAAGTTTAAATCTGTAAGGTCAATCTCTAAAACCGATTGTGGTATTGTCTGAGCGCCATCCCAAGAGTAGTTACCCGATGAGGTCTCTGACTCTATTTGACTTAAACCAATATCCTCGGATGCTAATGTGGTAATGTACTCAAGCTTTGTAGGGTTTCCATCTGTATCTTCTAAATCATACCCCTCAACATAGTTGCCGTACACAAGCCTATTACCCATTAAGGTTTGCGCTTGAGCAAGTCTCGGCACGTTATCAAACAACCTAAGAATCTCCCCTGATGGAGCGATAGTAAATATCTTACTATTGTTAAACGTGTATGTATAGTCAGTATTATCAACAAGTCCTAACTCCTCTTTATCAAGCTTCTCAATAATCTTGATAGTAGAGTTGTTCATATCCTTAAATAATAAGTCTACAGACTTTACAAGAGGACCTCCTGAGTTGTATGTTATCTTACATTGATTTGTAATGTTCAACATACCTTCATTAAGAGCGGTAGCTGAACTATATCTAAATGGTCCGGGCAAAAAGCTTGGCTCTGAAAACTGAGACGTAGCAGAATACTCTCCGTCTTCATATCTGTATCTGTATGCAAAACATATAAACCTGTCTTCCAAGAAGTTATCTTGGCTCGATGTTGCTTCAGGCACGATAGTTGGCGAGTTTGCAGGTGGCCTCTTAATTACAAGAATAGACTCTTCACTAAAGCCATCTACCCCTGCCACGGGGTTTGCGTAGTTTCTTGTTACGTTTACCTGCTTGGGTTGGTTGAGGTTGTCTGTAAAATACAGTAGGTTCTCAATCTTGTTTACACCCGTTATAAGATATTGTTTATCAAAGTTTAGTGTGGTGTTTACACCCCCACCATCATTGATTGATATTAAATGATAAGTTGTGGTATTTGTATTGTCGTTATATGAAACAACCATATCCAACTTACCCGTTGGAGAAGACGTGAAACTTGGGTCGTGTACAAACCAATAGATGGTTTCTATTGCACCGTCCTCGAAAGCACCTATACAACGAGCACCACTACTTAGTGGTGTGCCGTTATAAGTCAACTGAGTTAGTGGTAGGTTACCTCTCGTGTTTTCTATTACACCTATCTCAGAGCCCTCTGTAGACCCCATACGAACGTTTAATGCATCAATGTACTCCCCGTTAGGAACGAGTCGTTCATCGACCATCTTGTTCATTTTTCCCGAAATGAAGTTTCTTGTCAGATTTGCCATATTATTTCAGCCACTTATCTTGTCCTCTTAGGTTCATTAACAACCTACCGGGATGAATATTACTTATTCTAATCTTGGCGTTCCTTAAGAGTGCGCCTTTTCTTTTTCTTGTTCTTGCAATGATATACTCTTGTACACCCAACTTAGAACTTAGAATAGCATATTCGATAGCAGCATAAATATAGTCTTCGAAAAGTTTGTTTACTGAAACTTTTGAATCATCTCCATTCTCCATACCATCAGAAACGTATTCAAGTATAACTAAGTTGTTACCCACGCTTGAACTGAAGTTTATAACTCCCGCCTTTTTATCAATCGTGAACGTAGGGTTAGCATTAGCAGTCTCGGTATTTAAACCAAACCTTGCGCCAACCTCAAAATCAAAATACCAAGACCCATCAACGTTATATCCGGGCATCCCGTTAAACTGTGCGTTGTTTTGGTCTAAGTAAATACTTTGTTTTGTTCCTGTGATTCTGTCATAATCAATATGAGAAAACTGAGGTCTTAATATATTACCGTCTATATCGAATAGTATTCTACCGGTGTTGTCCTGCAGATATGCATTTGATGTTTGTGTCTGTACGTTCTCGCTAAGAGGGTATAATACACCATCTTTGTACATAGATATCCTTACCCAATTGACATAGTCAGATGGTAACACATACCTGAGGTTTTCTGTAACGTTCAACTCTAACACCTTTATTTCTTTAAAAGCATCGTAGTTTAGTTCTTGTATAGCACGCTTTGCGTGGAACAAAACCTTAAATCTTTCTTCGTTGTTTATCAGATTATGATTGCCGGCATACATCAACATAAAGTTGTTGACGATATCGTATAGGCTAACGTATTGGTATGAACCCCAATTAGCATCTTCAGGCGTTTGCCCGTTATTCTCGTAATACTGATATTGTGATATATATGCCATTATGATTGTTCTTGGTTAGTTTGTGTTTCTTCTCCCTGAGCAAACTGATAAACCTGACCCTCTCTAATTGACACACCTGCATATTGTAATATCTTCAAAACCAAATCAGCCTCAGAATCTAATGCTAATTCAAAGTTTTGAAAATCAGGTTGAGATGGGTCATACACCGGCTCACCATTAGCTAATGACACATACGTCCAATTAGGGTCTTGTGGGTATCTTATATACTGACACATTACCCTACCTATAGAATCAACAGATTCAGGGAATACATTCATTATGCTTGCCTCTGTGGTGTAAGCGGGGAATGCGGTATTAGGAGATGTTAAGTGAGAGTTGTTTAACATAGTGATTTTACTATGTGTTACCTTCTCCACTTCATTCATTCTTGTACCTCGTCTATATATAGCGTATGGCAATCCAATAGCATTTATTACACTTGCACTTACGGTTATATCTGTACTACTGTTTATAGAAAGAACAGTTACATATTGAACTCCTGAATTCTCTACTGCAACTATATCTCCCACAGATACATCTACAGAAAAATCTGCAGCAGAATCAATAACTCTGTTTTGTCCACCTACCGTTGCGGTTGTAGTTCCTTCATCCAACACACTATCATAAATCAATACCTTATTCAATAAGTAGTAATCACTTCCTGTTGTTGTTGGTGATGGCGCAAAGTATACATTGTCACTCTGATTGTACAAACCTGCAGTTACAGAGAAGATATTCAACTCCTCCTCAATCCCCTTCGTTATATCCGCAAGCCCTGTACCTGAGGTACGAGCGTTCTCTTTATTAATCTGATAGTTGTACTGATAAAAATAACTTTCAAACAAATCCAACTGAGCCTGCTTAGCGAATAAGTTAAAGTCCGATGGCGATAGGTATCCGTAGTTATTTTTATTGAGCACAGACAGAACTGTATTTCTTACTGTGTTTATCATCGTAAACTTTTTTACAAAGATAAGTAAAAAAAAAGAGGGGTCTGAAAACAGACCCCCCTTACATCACCTATGATAAGGGTTGGTTAATCCAACATTTTTTCAAGTAGTTTAAGACTCTCAATACCATCATCGCTTGATAAGAATGACGACACTAAGTAATAAGGGTCTTCTCCATAAGGTACTACAAGCATTCGTGTTTTGTTAGAACTTGTATTGTACCATACTTCTTTTCTGTTTTTTCTGAATGTCAGAAGATTATTCTCAAAGAAACTATGAACCTTAGACTGTAGCTTTAACATTGGGTCGTTAAGCACGTTTAAAAAATCAGAAGGTTCTCTCTTGGCATATACCAAGATATCTCTTTTTAATTCTGCCGTTGACATTTTAGATACATCATTTCCAAACAAAACTCTTGAAACACTTTCAACCATATCTAAGTCAAGGCTACGTGCCTCAATAAGTGCATCAACCTCTAAGTTAAGGTTCTCTACAACTTGTGCTGCATCCTTCTCATCATCAACCTCTACGAATCTTTTACCATTCAAAGGGTGGTAGCTTAAGAACGCCTGTAGTACAGGGTTTGTTCTCGGAACTTGCAACATACCGTCTATAAAGATTACAGGGTCTAATATGGCATTGCCATCCTGTTCGTCTTCAAACGGACTCTTTTGGTTTCTTGCGTATCTAAGCGCTCTGTTAGTGTTTGATGCCTCATCAAAATACATCAATGGGAATCTACGTGAGTTACGTGTTGGCAGCGTGTAAGATAAAGGGGCTGCATCCCTTGTCAATTTGTAGACACGGTCTACTGACTTTACTGTTTTTTTCATAATTAGATATTATTAAAATTAAAAAAAGGGAGAGTGTCTTTGAAGACACTCCCCCAATATTAAACCTCTTATTCTGAGAACAAGAAGAAGTTGTTTGCACCAAGGGTACATACCGCTCTTTCAGAAAGGAAGTGTACTTCCATTGCATCAAGGTCGCTATTCATTGCACCACCTGCTGAACCTGTAATCCAAGTTTTGTAACGTCTGTCTTCAGTTTCAGAAGCACGGTAACGAACGTGTAAGAATGGTCTCTTAGCGTTCTTACCAAGGATTTGGTCATAAACAGAAGTAGAACCTGCAGGAACTAACAATCCGCTTACTTTACCTGAACCGGCTGCACCTGCCATACCACCACGCATTGTAGGGTCGTTCAAGTATTTCCAATCAGACTTGTAGAAGTCATATCCTCTACGGAAACCTGTGAAACCTAAGTTCAACGCCATATCCTTGTCGTTGTCAAACAAACCGAAAGATGCGAAGTTAGCAGCACCTGTTGAACTGTAACCGTTCAATCCTGCCAACATATCATCAATTGCAAAAGAGAAATCTCTGTCAATGAACAATACGTTTTCTTCGATAGCACCTTGCTTGTCTAAACGAGAAACGATGGTATCAAACTCAGTCAATGAGTCAGGGTATCCACCGCCCCAAACGTTACCACGGTTTTCTACTACGTAGAATACACCTTCAGAACCTTTGTCACCAACTTGGTCGTTAACTGCTTGTGTTGCAGCACCTGAACCTGCTTCAGCAGGAACTGCTTCAATCATTGCAGTCTCCAAGTAATCGTCAAAACGAAGTCTTGTTTCGTGCTCTGATTTCAAATACCATAGGTATCCGCTTGCACCGTTTTCAGTTGTTACCTCAACCCATCCGATTTGAGCCATATCAGAACCTGATACTGCATACTTATCTTTGATGATGATTGGTGAGTTCTCGAAGATTTCATCGTCAGCTTCCAAAGAACCTTCCATACCACGAACTCCTTTTTTGAATTCAGAACCGTAGATGAAGATGCTCACAACTGCTGAACCGGCAAATGCCTGTCCTGCTGCTTCGTAGTAAGCTACGTCAATAGTACCTGCAGATGTATCAACATCAACAACGATACCTTTGTTAGAACCTGTACCTGCGTTGTCAGAAACCATAATGGTTTGACCTTTACGTACTGCAATACCACCTGTGCCCGGAGACAAAGTGTCGTTTACAGTAATAGTAGCCGTTAGGTCACCTGCTGCACCTGCAGAAGCACAGTTTACATATTTAGTGTGTAGTCTTCCTTGCTCAGCCCATTTGATAAGGTCAGAGTTAGAAGGCATTTCCGCACCTACCATTCTTAAGAAAGAAGAGATAGTACGGTTACCATATCTTTCAAACTCTTTCTCGTAAGTATCAGGAAGATACTGATTCAAGAAATCAAAGTTTGTGATATAGTTAGTCGATAAAGGGACTTGCTCAGCGCTTGGCTGTAATGCGAATCCCGGAGTAGGGTTTACTTGTCCTGCCATTTTTTTCTTTTTTTAAAACTTTTTATTTTTTACTTTTTATCCTCAAGCCTTTACCCGATGAAGGGTTAACGGCTCTAATTTGCATTCCCCCCTTGTTTGTTACTTCCGGTGCACTACGTGTTGTCATATTGACATTCTTAGTTTTACGTATCACATCTTCTGTCGCAATTGATTTACCTTGCTCGTAAAAGAACTTGGCAAACTTTTCAGGGTTCATTGCGATGGCTAATGACTTATGGTATCCAACTGCATCTTTGAGTAGCCCGTCTTCGTCCAAGAACTTTTGAATAAAGTTCGCAGGATTTTCTTGAGCACTCTTCAACTCATTTGCATCACCCGGAGAGTAGATTACCTTCTTGTCTTCATCAATAGTGAACTCAAAACCTTTGAACTCACCTCCGAACACTTCGTTAGTTTTCTGCAAAAACCAATCGGTTTTACGCTTGGCCTCTTCCTCATAAGTAGTCGCCTGTTGTACATACTGCTTGTAGTCCTCTAAAGCTTTTTTGTCTTCATCAGAAATAGAACCCCCGCTTGACTCAAGAGGAACTCTGTATTTTTCTTTCTCAGACTCAAAGTATTCTTTGGCCTTAGCAATATCTTTTTTCTTTTTTAATCTAATTTTCTTTACTGCGGTATCATCATCGAGTTCTTCGTCATAAGCATAGTCCTCCATTAGAGCATCTATATCTTCCTCATCGAGACCCTTTTCAGTAGCCATTAGATATTCCTTAAGAAGTTTATCAGGATTTACGGTATCAAGGTCTCTGTTTAGTTTAGAGAAATCATCGAACCCTCGTCCTGTTTCCTTCTTGTATTTGAGATAAGTAGCCACATCCTCAGGTAGTGGTTCAGACTCTTCTCGTGCCTGAAACAAATCCTGTACCGAAGTGATTTCCTTATCGTACTTCTTTTTAATAAATGAAAGAACGTCATCCTCACTTAACTCTGAGGCTTGAGTTTCTGTGGTCGGTGCAGTTTCTGCACTAACCTTATCATTGTTAACTTCTGAGTTTACTTGTTCTACTGAACCATCAACTTCTGAGTTTACTTCTTGCTCGTGTTTTTCAAGCAGTTCGTTTTCAACTTCTTGAACCGACTTCTGCTCGATGCCATCAATGGCTCTTACCTTTAATTCCATATGAGTTTAATTTAAGTTACAAATTTAATATAAAAAATTTAGACAATTATCGAGGTGAGAACTCAGCTAAATCAAAACCATCTAAGCTATCCTCGTTTGATTCAAAATTCATCGGAGGAAGATTATTCTTTCTCTGATTTATCAACTTAGATTGTTCTGTGTTCTGCTGACTAATCCTTT